GTAGTTTAAAAGTGTTTAAGTCTTCGGCCATTTGTACGAAAATAATTGATGCGCATAATCGGAATTGATCCAGGAAAACACGGCAGTCTGGCTTTAATTGAAATAGTCGGATCTGAGTTCAACGTTATCGATTGCCAAAACATGCCTGAAGATGAACAACTCTTAGTAGATTTGTTGATTGATTGGTGCTCACAAGTTGAGCATGTTTTTATTGAAGCCATTCCTAAATTTGCTGGTGAAAATAGATCTGCCGCTTTCATGGCGGTACTCTATGGGAACTACAAGTTTATATGCGGAGCCGTTAGGATGTATCGAGGGCCTAAACTACACGAGTTAGGTCCTGTCTTATGGATGAACGCCGCCATTCCAGCGAATGAGCGTAGTCGTGACAGAACTGAAAGAAAGCGTCAATTGTTAGAGCTTACACGACAAACGTGGCCGAATCGCAAATGGACTCTGCAGAAAGCTGACGCGCCGTTGATCGGTAAGTTCGGGTTTTTACGGTCCGCTTCTAAAAGTACTTAGTGATTTTTAATGTCCGGACTACGCGGCACAAGCTAATACGTTTTGAATGGCTAGCGAAGCGGCACTGCGACTTTCACCACAAGAACGTGAGTTCCTTGAACTCCACGTGATTGATGGCTTGCCTATCTATCGCGCATACGAAAAGGCCTACCGCAGGTTCTTCATCACCACACGCGGTCAAGTTCCTGTGCCGACTTCGCTAGCCAGATTAGGTCGGTCAGTTTTAGATAAACCGGCCTCCATAGCGTATATCGACGAACTAAAAGCCAAACTCGCTGATCGAGCTTTACAAAAAAGGTTTCTGTCATTCGATGAAAAGCGGGCCTTTTTAGCCGATGTTGTCAGGGCTAAAGCCGGAATCGTCGATGGTACCGATGCCGTGGTTCAAGAGTTTAAAGTTAACTCGGATGGAACTACAACGGTAAAATTACCCTCAAAACTACAAGCACTCGAAATTGATTCACGGTTGATGGGAGAGTTCAAAGATTCAGTTCAACTTGAAGTCTCCGAGAAAGTTTTAGAGTTCAGCAAAAGTTTCATCTGACTATGGTAAAAAAAGGCGCGAAGATGTCTTATCATAAGTCGGGCGTACGCAAAAAGTCAAAATCAGAACACATTGAATCTCCATCGGCAATCTCGGAAGCCGAGTACCTAGACCACGCGTATGCATTACGCGAAGTCCATAAGCGAACGGACGACCTATTCGGTCCTGCCGAATATCTTCTACGGAATTGCGTCAAAACAAAAATAGACGACTCGTTAACTTTAGGAGTCCAAGACTGCGAGTTTTTAATCTGGCGATTTATCCAAAGATTGCTTTCGCTAGAGCAGTACAAAGCCGCGGCTATTGTGTCTTGGGGTCCTGATCTGTTTACTCCAGAACCGCATTGTACGCAGCTTGTTTGGGAAAGCCTACGAACACACGCTAAAAACTTGATTCAAGGCGGCGGTTCATTGTCAAAGTCGTACTCGGGCGCCGTATTCTTTGGCCTCGATTACATGCGAGACCCCGAATGGACATGCGTTAAAGTTCTATCGGTAACTCGGCAACACGCGGTCACGAACGTTTTCGCCCATCTAAAGAACTTGTTGCAGAGTACAATCGTCCCAATTCCGAACTTAATCCTTAAATCAGATTCAATCCGCGTCAACAACGACGATAAGCAAGGGATTCATCTGACATCGATCCCTCAAGGCGATGACGGCAAAGGTCGGTTACGAGGTTTCCATCCTGTACCCAGACCTGAAGAGCATCCGCAATTCGGCAAGTTGAGTCGCATCTCCTTAATCCTTGATGAAGCCGAGGAAATACCTGAAGGCGTGTGGGAAGATGTCAACAACATCCTGCTAACTGAAGAATCTCAAGGCGATCGAGTTAAAGTCTTTGCCGCTACTAACCCTAAAGATCGTAACAGCAAATTCGGTATCTTAGCCGAACCCAAGAACGGTTGGTCTTCGATTGACATTGACGAACACGAAACCTGGACCTCGGCTAAAGGTTGGAATGTTGTCCGTCTTGATGGAGCTAGGTGCGAAAACGTCGAGCAAAAGAAGATTGTCTTTCCTGGGTTGCAAACATGGGAAGGTTTCGAGAGGTTACTAAAACTCGGTACCGACAATCCCGAGTATTTCACCATGGCGAGAGGTTGGTTCCCAGAGTCATCGGCTCAAGTCGTCATCGTCAATGAACAACTATTTTCCAACTCAAAAGGACTGTACACATTTAGCGGACCGACTGTAGCCGCCGCCGGAGTAGACATGGCTTTTGACGGCAATGATAGCGTGATCTATACGCTATTGCGTCACGGCTCGGCAATCGGATGGACCGACATACGAGGCGAATTCCATAAGTTCAAAACAGAACGCCGAGTAATTCAAGTTGAGCAACAGTTTGTGCTCGGCAAATGCGATACAATCGAGCAATCTAAAGCCATCATGAAGTTAAGCAATGAGTTATTCGTCAAACCTCAATGGTTATCAACGGATCGTACGGGTAACGGCACTGGAGTTCATGATGCGCTATGCTCAATGTTTGGTCCAGAAGTGTTTGGCATTATGTTTGGTTGGGCTGCAACGGATACCCGCATCTTAGACGACGACTCGCATCAATGCTCCGAGATCTATCACGACATCGTTACGGAAATGGCATTCGCGGTGCGTAGATTCATGGAAACCGACTTAATTAAACTGAACCCTGGTATCAGTTGGAACCAACTAGAAAAGGAAACGGTTCCTCGCCGGTATTCTCAACAAGGTCGTGGTATTCTGCGCATCGAGAGTAAAAAAGACTTCAAGAAACGCAACTCAAACAATTCGCCCGATAGGTTCGACTCCCTGATCATAGCCGTTCATGGAGTGCGTATGAACGCCGGCATGTCGGGATTAATGGTAGAAAACCCGGCGCAAACAAAACAACCCGCGCATAAACAACAACACGGCGTCGTTGATGTGCTGGAATTCTTGGATATGTCAACATGAGAGAAGTAATTGAATCAGTCGTAATGCCAGGAGGTTGGCACAAACCCGAAAAGAACCGAGCCGGCATGGACATGCCAGCGCCTATACGAGCCGACACCTATCGGCAATTAATTGAAGCTGTAATCAAGTTCCGCGCTGACAATGTTATCCCGATTGGCGACGTCAAAGCCGATGTTGATGAGTATATTTGCGCAAACTTTCCGCACATGTGCCATCCTGAGTTGCCATATACGGTTGAAGTCTACGTGGATAATAACTCAAACGAGATCAAAACATTAACCGATCACATGATTCAGTGGCTTAATCGGTCAATCGATCACCACTCGATCGAGAATCTCGAGATCAACACCGAAGCCAAACGACGAGCAGACATTTGTCTTGATTGCCGTTACAATACTAAGTGGAATTCAAATTGTGGTTCTTGTTCAGAAGCCGTAAGTCGCATGAGCAATGTGTTAAGACTTGGTAATGATGTTCCGCGCGGCCACAAACTAAAAGCTTGTCAAATCCTTAAGCACGAAAATCGATCTGCAGTATGGCTTAAAAAAGAAAAAATAATGAGGAGTAACGACGTCCCGTCTCACTGTTGGGCAAAATGAAACTGACCAAACACGGCATATCTAACTTTGTCGGCGCCGTAGGCAGAGTTGCCTCCGCAACGATCAATCGGGATCCAGTACTTGTAGACTCTTCGATAAAACGCAAAAGACTAGACATTTGCGAAGTATGCGAGCACAATGTTACTAATCAGTGTAATATTTGCGAGTGTTTAGTTATAGCAAAAGCAATTCTCGCTACAGAAAATTGTCCGAAAGGAAAATGGTAAATGAATGACGCAACAATGAATGACATCGTGGACCCTTCAAGTGGTGAAGTGGTTCCGGCAACAATAACATTTCAGCAAGCCTATCAAACGTATAAGAATTTCGTTAGCGATAATCGCGAACGTAATTCTAAAAATTCGGCTATTGCTAGGAAACTTAACGGTGAACAACCGTGGAGTCCGAAAAAACTTAAAGCTTCTGGCCAAGCATGGCGCAGCAATCGGCCGACTGGCTTTATGTCGTCGCTGATGAAGCGACTGACGCCGCCATATAAACAAATGGTTGACCAATTGCCGTTGTTGACGTATAGTCGTTTCCCTGAAAAGTCTCTTGGGTCCGAAGCTCAACAAGACATCTTCCGCAAAAGCATCACCGATTGTATCCGTAATTGGTCTGGTTGGTCTGATTTTGTGACGCAGTTGATTGACGAGGATATCGGCTACGGTTATGCGGCTGTCGGCCGTGAAGACGAGTTTAGTTGGAAGCCAAAGCTTCATCGCTCCGATGAGGCTATGTTTTACGTAGGTTGTCCGCAACAAGCCGAAAAAGTAAAAATATGGGGACTCAAACAAGATTACTTTGTCGACGAGATTACCGCCATTTTACAAAACATAGAAGCCGCTCAATCAGCCGGTTGGAGAGTCGACAACCTCATTAAGAAACTAAACACCGCAGGAAAGCAGTTCGATGACCGCGCTGATGAAGCTAATAGCCGAGTCTACGAAGATCTGATTCGTGAGAACAACCTCGCTAGTTCGTTCACATCCAGTATCCGCGTCGTCAAAGCCGGGCATATTTTTGCTTTAAACCCCGCTGGCGGTATTGACCATTATATTTTCGACCGCGACGACGGCACGGCGCTTTTCTTTCGCCGAGCCCGCTATTCAAAAATGACCGAATGTTTAACGCTGTTCAGCGCAGAAATTGGCGACCGCACATTACACGGCAGCCGTGGAGCGGGCCGAGCATTATACAATACGCACGTCTCGGTTGAGCAGGCGCGTAACTTAATTCAAGATGCGCTGCACTTAAACGGTTTGTTGCTGATGAAGCGGACAACAAAGGTCGGCGCGGGAGTGCTTGAAACGCCGGGTTTAACGGTTATGCATCCGTTTGCGGTTGTCGGAGAAGGATTCGAGGTACTTGAAAAAGTACGCTTTGAAATCGACGCCGATGCTTTCTTCGCTCTTGATCGACACGCAACAGGCCTTGCGGAAGTTCAAGTTGGCGCATTCATGCCCGGACAATTAGCCAATGCACAAGGTGGTGGCCAAACTCGTACAGCATCAGAAGTTAATTATGTTGCCAGTATTGACGCGCAGATCCGCGCTGGGGTATTAGCTCGTTTTGCCGATCAGATGTTTGAGTTAATTGACCAAATCCAGCGCCGCATTTGCAATCCTGAGACCGTCGAGTACGCTGCGACGGTAGCAGAGCAAATTAAAAACATGGGCAAAGTGCCGATTTATGACCTAGATTTATTTAATCAAATGACGTCGCTGGGCATCGACCAAGATTTCGTGTACATTGAATTGCCCGAGTACATTGAATCCGATGCTTTTGATTGCGTCCTTAAAATGACCAACGAAGGATTAACTCCTTCTCAGATTGTAATTCTAGCAAATTCCAAATCCCGTTCAAACGTGGATGATGCTATTGCGTCTCAATCTGGATTAATCGACAACGTAATCGCCCGCTATGGCGCTGACCCGATTATCGACACTGTCGAACTCAAACGGCGTGATATTTCTTCAAAACTAGGTGCAGATGCCGCAAATCGCTTGATGAACGTCGACCTTAGCCCGATGTCTCAAGTCAAACAACAGCGCCAACAAATTCTTGAACTATCTTCGATAATGGACGGCCAAGAAGTCCCTATCGACGTATCAGACGACGATATGATCCATCTCAAAACAATCATGGATCGAATGGCGCCGTTCTTACAAGCCGGACAAATTCCTTACGAACTGAGTCAAGGTTTCATGACTGGCGCGCTTACGCATGCCCAACAGCATATTCAGTCGGCTACTCAAAAAGGGGTTAAACCTGGCGATCTTAAACAATTTCAAGATATGATTGCACAAGCTATGCAAATGGTCCAACAACCGACGTTAGAATCTGCGGCTATGCAAGCGGCGCAACCCGCAATTTCAGGAGGAGCTATTCCCGCAACGGAATTAGCTGTAGATACGGTCAATGCTGCGGCGACTCCGCAAACAATTATAGGATCTGTTGCTAATCCAACTCGTCCGCAACCTCCACGCAATTTATGATAAACTGGGAAAATGAAGACGGGGTAGCGCTTAGAGAATTCTTTGTTCGCGTACCGGCACAAAAAATCGAGAATATTTTAAATGAAATGTGTCCGGCAAAAATTACGTCCGACATTATTCTCAATAATGATGCCGAAGCTATCGCCCGCGCCGCGGCAATGCAAGCCGGGTGGACTGGATGCGTAAAAGCATTTCTTGGGTTGGCGAGTGTCAACCGTAAGAATCAGCAAGAAGCCGGTTACCGCGACATGTCGTAGTAGCCAAAATAAAACCAGTAAAATAAAATAATATGGAAAAATCAGTAACTGACGAAGGAGTTCCCAGTGAACTCGACCTTGGTAATGTTGAAACCCCTAGCACCGAAGATTTAAATAGCTTGGATAAAGCGCTAGACGCAGCAGGCGTTTTTAATCAAGATGACTCAGTTCAACCTACCGCAGATGAAACCACGCCGACACAGCCCGAAGATCCTGCGCAACCCGATGAAAGTCAAGCGACTCCTGACAACCAACCGGCAGATGGACAACCTGCGGACCAAAAAGACAGTCAGAAAACTGAAGATCCGTCGAATCTCGATCTCGATAAAATCCAGCCGCCTGCCGATATTAGTCCAAGGAATCTTGTCAACTTTAATAAGCTACGCGAAGTCGCTAAGCATTATAAAGAACAAGCGGAAGCAATCCCGAAATACGAGCAATACATCGAGCATCTTAAAAACCAAGTTTCGCAACCTCCGCAAGAGTTATTAGCCGAACTAGAAGATCATCGCCGATTCCGCAAAATTTTCGATGCCGAAAACGATCCTGAATTCCAAAAGCAGTTTAACGAGCGCATTACTACGTTAGATTCGGATGTTCTCGGTATCCTTAAAAAGAATGGATTGCCTGAAGAGACTGAGAATAAACTCAAATCTCTTGGTTTAGATAAAATTCCGGCGTCGTGGTGGGAAGAAAGCATACTTCCAAAATT